GACCAGTTCGCTTTTATAACAAGTGAAGTTGGTACTAGACCACGCTCCAGTAAAGAGTTAGCCGCTATTAAAGCGAAACAAGCTTCTCTTGAAAAGGAGGAGAAAGTAGAGGAAAAGAAAGTAGAAAAGAAACCTGCTCCTCCTGCTTTAGTTCAGGTCATTAGAGATGCAGTTCTCGAAGATTCTGAACCTAAAGTAACTGTTCTACCTCCTGTAGAACAGAAACCTCTTAACTGGAAAGATACCAGCATTGAGAGAGAATCTAGGAAGGCTAATCGTGTTACTACGGATAAAGAAGTTGTGGATAAAGTGCTTACTTATATATTTAAGTGGCACAGAAACAACGACTATAGAAAGAGTCACGAACAGAAGCACAATTTAGGTTATTTACTTAAACGTGTTATTCCTCAGATGTTCCACTTACCGTTTGAAAACTGTAAAAGATACTACTTAGGATATAGCTTTCCTGAAGTATCTAGAAAGTACGAATTTCAGTGGAAGAAGTTAGTTAAAAATCTAACTAATAACGGTTATAAAGACAAAATCCCCAAGTACCTCAGAGATCACTACGGACATTAATTATGGACCTCAAAACTCGTTTGAACAAGCAAACTGCACTACTAGATGCACATACAGAGCTGTTCAATAAGCAGAAACGTTATCGCCAAGAGTATAACGAAGCTATGCAGGTAAAAGACTATGACCTAGCCCGTGAAAAGTGGACTTACTACGACGGTTATAGCAAGGCAGTTTCAGATCTACTGGACCATCTTCTTAGAACAAATGACCCTAAACAATTGGAGCTTAATTTAAATGGTTAACTACAAAGTGTACTACGGTATTGAGCATCTAAATATGCTTCAAACATCCGTATCCATAGCGTTTGATACAGAAACGCTCCAGCTACAACCTGAACAGGGGAAGCTGCGTCTAATTCAGCTTGCTTGTAAGAGTAGAGCTAGTGTGGTTGTTCTCGACTGCTTTGAACTAACGCAGGATGACTTTGAACAGGTAAGAAGGTTCTTTGATACCCCCCGTGTATGGATAGCTCACAATGCTGTGTTTGATATTGCTTGGCTTCAGGAGTATGGGATACATCCCAACACTCTGGATACAGGTATTAAATGCACGATGTTAGCTAATCGTTTACTTACTAATGGCATACCAGGTTTAAAGCATGGTTTAGCTGCTGTTTGTAAAAAACACTTGGACATAGAGTTATCTAAGGAGCAGCAAACTTCTGATTGGAGCGCACCCTATTTAAGTGAGGAACAAAAAGCTTACGCTGCTAAAGATGTGGAGGTTTTAACTGATCTATATGAGGTCATGGTAAGAAAGCTTCAGTATGGGCAGTTGAGAAAAGCTGAAATCCTAGAGTCTAGAGCTATACCAGCTTTGGCTCAGATGTGGAGAACAGGTTTACCCTGGAACGCTGAAGCATTAGAGCAGTGCCGTAAGGACTACGAATTTGATGCGGAGAATATGGGTAAAGAGTTTTTAGAAGATTTAGACAAGGCGTTGCCTGATGAGCTGAAACTTCCTAGAGAAGGTGACGCTCATGTAAGGATCACTGAGATTAAGAATAAGTTGTGCGAACCAGGGCACGATCCAGAAACTAGGGCACGTTTGTATGAGGAAATAGAGGAATTAGAGATGGAAGCGTTTAATTTACGTGCGAAAGACGAAGGTTCAATACGTCTTGGTACTAAAAAGTACAAGGGATTTAACCTTAATAGCCCTAAACAACTGTTGGAAAAGTTCACTGCTGTTTTAGGTGAGCAGCCTAGAGATGCAAAGGGTAAACCCAGTGCGTCAAGACAAGCTTTGAGATCTTATACAGCAGACCATGAGGTAGTGCATAAATACCTGCAGTGGAAGAAGACAGAGAAGAGAAGGCAGATGGTCACTTCCATTAAGGAGAAAATGGCTAGTGATGGTTTTGTTCGAGCTTCATATATGCAACTTGGGGCGGATACAGGTCGGATGAGTTGTATTAAACCCAACAACCAGCAGATTCCTAGAGATGCTTCTTTTAGGCAATGCGTTCAAGCTCCTAAAGGTTGGTCCTTAGTAGATGCTGACTATGGGCAAATGGAACTTCGTTTAGCTGCTGCTTTAGCCCAGGACAAAAATATGGCATCTGTGTTTAAAAAAGGTGGAGACTTACATGAGTTCACCGCTAATGCGATGGGTTGTGATAGGCAGATAGCAAAATCAGCAAACTTTGGTTTGTTGTATGGGGCGGGTGCAGAAGGTCTAAGGAATTATGCAGGTGCAAGTGGAGTAACAATGACCATGCCTGAAGCAATCAAGATCAGAGAGGATTGGTTGCAGACGTACCAGGGAATAAGGAAGTGGCAGGAGGAAAATGCTGCTGAAGCTGCTAAGACTCAGAGGACTCTTAACAAAGCCACTGATGCTGGTGGAACGGATGCACTTCCCTTTATTCGCATACCTTTGTCTAAGATGAAGCGTCTATTACCAGGGGATTTGAATAAGGTTACTGTTAGATGTAACACGCCTATACAGGGTGCAGGGGCAGCCATATTGAAGATGGCATTAGGTGAATTATGGAAAGAGGTTTATAAGGCAGGAGAAAAGGAAGTCAAGATTGCGGCTGCTGTGCATGACGAATTACTTCTATTAGTTAAGGAGGGGTTTGAGGATAAATGGGCCGAGAAACTCAGCAACATTATGGAACAGGCAGAAGGTATATGGCTTGATTACTTAACCCCAAACGAAGGAGACATACCTCCATTGGCAGAAACATCTGTTGGTAAAAAATGGAGTGAGGTGCATTAGTCGGATATATAGTTAGTCTAGTACAGAATTAAAATAAATTTAACGCCTTGGCTATAGACAAATCCCCTAGACAAATCATAGTAGAACGGCTAAATGGAGAGATCTGTTTAGCCACTACTGGTGATTTACAGCGAGCAGCAGAGTTTCTAGAGGGGGCTAGGAAAATAAGACGAGGTAAAACAGGACACCGTAAAGCTTCTAGGCAAGCAATGAAAGATTCAGCACGAAGAAAAGTCGATAGACCTATTTCGTGGTAGAGTAGTACAACGGCTACCTATTTCAATGGCTCTTAAACATGGTAATAAAACTTATATGCAGATTTTGCTTGATCCAAATCGAGCTAAGTTAGCTCAGGAACAAGCAGAAGCAGAAGGCATACGAGTTACAGCCTGGATTAGAAATGCAATCTATGCACAACTAAAAAGGGAATTGACACGCTCCAAATACAACGAGGCTGAAGCAGCAGACGAGGCTATATGGAAAAAATCTATCCATAAACGTGTTCAAGGCAGACCCTCTAAAGGAACTTAATGACTTATTTCTCTTCTGTTACTGCTGAAAACGTGCCACCAGTAGCGAAGCTTCACCAATTTTGGGTTTGCGAACCTAAACGAAACGGTAGAAATATGAACTATTGGGGGTATTCAAAAGAAGAGGCACTCAAGAAGGCTAAACTTAATAACCCCAACGCTTCAATACTTTGGAAAAAGGAATTATAAGTAAAAATGAATCAAACTTACGCAGCATGTCCTAAGTGTGCTCACTTTAGGACTAGGGTTGTATGCACTAAACGTGCCAGTAATGGGGTCACTATTAGACGTAGGCGATGCGTCAAGTGTGATCATCGTTGGTACTCAATTCAGTATCCAGAAGTCGCTGTCAAAGACGGCGAAGTTAAATGGATAAAGACAGGATCTAACGCAACATTCATTCCCTCTACATAAATCAATGGAATTTAAAAACAACAAAGGAACTAAAAGACAAAAGAAGACTTACGGTCCTATGGGTCTAAGTGAAATAAGACTAAGAGCACTAATCAAGGATAACGAGCAAACCTTGGCTGTTATGGGAGAAGTATGTGCAGGGCTAGTTAACTTTTATGAGTTTTTAAAGAGCCAAGGATACACAGATGAAGATTGTTACCTAGCGGCTAAAAGACTTTGTATGATTAACCTGGGACGTTATATGGAAGAGGATACTAATTATGATGAATACATTGTGAGTAACCATTACGACTAGAGATCAAATATTTTTCTCAAAAAATTCTTGAATGTAGGTTGTCTAACAGGGTTTTCTAAACAAGCAATTTTTGCTTTACATTTTGCTATTTCAGTTAAGCAATTAGCAATGAATTGTGATTGTTGAAAGTTATATCTTTCTACTGCTTCACAATGCCTTAAAAGCTGGTCGTGTGTAGCACCTTCTTTAAACCATCTGATTTTCTTTTCTAATTCTAATTCTTGTTCAACACTAGGAGGTTCCATTAGTGCATCTAACAGAATAAATTGTTCATCTAAGTTATCGGGATCAGGAGTAGCAGTATTCGTCATCTAATTGTTTACCTTTAGCAGCTAACCCAGTGTATAAGCCGTGCATAGGATTGTCAGGTAGGTGACGACCATCAAAAACGTACCAACGCTCCATATCTAAGACTCTTTGCTCATCTTCTTTTCTCCATTCTGGCTTGTAAAACATCATTGCAATGTAGTAGTTGAATTAGGATATAACCTTGACTGCAAGAAGTTTACAGCCTCGTCATCAAGTGTATTTGTAGTCTGTTTTGAAGCTGCTTTCAATAGATCAAGTAACAGTTTTTTACCTGCTTCACTACGCAAAAAAGCATAAAGAAGAGGAAGAAAAGGCTTAGCTAGTTTTCTCATAAATAGACTCACTCTTCACAATCCTATATAAAACCGCTACATTTGGCTTGAACCTGAGAGTCCCCATCACCCAGGGTTCCTTCAAGACCTCCCTAGACTCGCAAAGCAGAGGGAGGTTTTGTTGTTTGTGCCGATAATCAACTTAACAGGGTATGGAACAAAAAGTTGCTTTATGTTTTTGCTCACACTGTCTTGAAATAAGAAAGCAACAAACAAGAGCTAATCAGATTTTTTCTTGTGATACACCTCAACAAAAGACTCACATTTTGGACAAGAAAGAAATGTAATAAAATCATATTCATCAGAAGGGATAGGAAGATCAGAGTCGCTACCCCATATCAATTCAGTTTTGCAGTGCCAACAATTCATTTCTTACGCTCCCAATGTTTAATTAATAATTTCAATTCTTTAACTCTAGCTTTAGCTCTTTCTATCTGTTCCTCCATCCGTTTGGATTCCTCTTAGTTGCTATCAGCGTAGCTTGCTCCCGTTCCAGTGCATTTAAACGATGAAATATTTCACGAATATCAGATTGTCTTTTATTTGTTCTATTAGATAAGACCATTAATAACGCAGACATGGTGGCCCCTACAAGTGCTGCTAGTAGTTCTTGAGGCATCTTTAACCTTTTTTGTGTAATCTTAGACTATTGTTTCTATTCTTTTATGCCTGAACCCAAGCCTGAAAAGAAAAGTTTGATGCAAAAACTTCAGGATAAAGTTCCTGATAGAGATGAACAATTTGAATACATCTCAGTTGCAGTCAGACTTTTGGTAGTTTTTTGGAGTGGTGCGCTCGTCACTTTAAACTACATGCCTAAGATTCCTGGCCTAACAAGTGGAGAGAAGCAAGACATAACTTTTCCAGCATCTTTATTGGCTTCAAGTTTGGCTAGTTTTGGTTTAGAGAAGTCAGCTAAGAAGAAAGGTGATGGCACGTTTGAAGTTCCTCCAGAAGACAAGCCAATGACAAAGAAAGAAATGCAAACAATGATGGCTGAAGGAGGAGGTGGAAACTATCAAACAATTAGAGTCTTAACTCCGATCCAAATCAATGGCGCAGAAGTTGTAAAACCAGAAACTACAGGAGGTTGATTAAATGACAGGTGATTTTTCAGGTGATCTTTCTATTGATGCGAGGCAGGAAACTCGTATTGTTTGCACAGAGATGAAACTCAAAAGGGCAGAGGAAAAGATAGGAGATTTAGAAGATAGGGTTAGACTTTTAGAGAAAAGAGTATTCCAAGCTGCCGCAGTTGTTAGTGCTGCTCTGGCATTATTAGGATTATTAGCACAAATCAG